TGGTGTCGGTCGTCAATGTGCTTCATGACTTCGCGTTTTGCCAGCGGTACTTGCGCGCTGTGTTACGTCCTGTGATGTGCCGCATCCATTCGTTGTAGTTCTTGCAAGGGTTTGCGGGCGTGACTGTGTGGCTAATGCCACTGGGTTTGAGTTTTTCCATGCCACAATTGTACGCCACAATGGCACACAAACGGCACCCAAAACGTATAAGGTTATCAACATCCATATATGGAAAGAGCCAGGCAACGTTTTGCCCAGCTCCGCCCTGTGAATGAAAAAACTAAATATGAAACTACCCTTGTCCTTGTTGCTCGAACATGGAGGCAATCAAAGGTAACACCGCAATGCCACACATACAAACCGCTGGCCAACTCATCCCGTGCGTTGTGATGTCCACGCAGGCCGTCGTCGCGATCAGGCCGCCAACGGTTCTTTTGGCGCTCCAGCGCTTCAGGTCGCCTTTGGTCTTGAACGCCTCAGTGAGGTCGACGGCGCCTAGTAGCTTAGTAATAGACCCAAGCAACTGCCTCTGGCTTCTCCCAGTCATTGTCTACATGTATAAAGTCCTCGCCGATGCCGATGCGGTCAAAGCCCGCCGTCAGCAGTCCTGTAATGATTAGGAAGCGGTCGCGTGACGTGCTGCATGCAATGTCAGCAGCGCAGCCGTGAAGGTGCGAGCTGTCACTCTTGCCACCTACGTGATCGTTCCAGTCTTCCGTTCTGAAGCCCGACGTTATCACATACGGAATGCCGCTTACCTCGCGCGCCTTGTCCAACATCTGCAGGAAGTCGTCCTCCATGTTGTGACCGCTGCCTGGGCTGTCTGGACTGTCAAACTCGCTGTAGTTAAAATACTTCATGTGTCTTGACGTTCTTTGCGTGCCTTCAGTGCGCGCTCCACGTTCCACCACACAAGCGTCAGGCCTGCAATGATTGCTATTGCGTCGTTAATGTAACCAACTATGACTGTGCCCACATAGGTCACGTTCAAAGCGTTCTGTATATGTGTGCGTAGTTCTTGCATCATGGTTCGTTAAGTGTAAACCAGCCGTTGTCAGCCATGTACTGCGCATCGCGCACCGTCACGCTGTCAGGCAATATCAGACCAAACTGAATGGCATCTACCTGGTGAATAGTCGACGACAACGTGTACCTTTCTTCTGCTGTCAGCTCAGGAAACATTGCCACCAAACGTTCTAGTGTGCAGCTCTCGTGGATAGGCAATACGTTTTGCGTGTCCACAAACAATGCTGCTCGCGTGTCGTCGTCTGGGTGCGTGATCACGGCAAAGTATGTGTTTTTGGCTTCGTCCTCGCTTTGCATGAACACTGGACGACCAAGGTTGTACAGCTCGCGCGTGATTATTTCAGCGCGTTGTACGCTGTTCAACAATCCCTCTGGTTCAATCAGTATGTACTCCATTAGAACGCGCTGTAATAATCGTTTACGTCATTCGAAATATTGTTAGCATTGAAATGACCGACGTTAGAAAAATAGATGAATTCCTGAATGTAGCCGCGCAACATTTGTGTGGCATTAGAACCAATTGCGCCTAATCTAATTTTTTCACTGTCGTTTTCTGGTGTGCCTGTTAGTGTAGTGCCAGTCCTTAGTGTACCGTTAAAATATGCGTTGGCAGTGCCGCTAGCATATTCAGCTGACATGATGTATTGAACGTCGGCTTGAGTCGCGCTAGCTGGGTTTGAAATTTGACTTTGCGAGGTGCCGAAGTAATGACTCATTTGAAGAGTACCGTCAGACTTCATACGATAATAAAAATTTCGCGCCGCATTGCTGGAACCAAATTGGTTGGCAACAATCATATCACTGGTATTGTTGTCCCATTGCGACACTGATAGAACATTGACCTCGCCATTAGGGTTGATTTGTACAGCCGAGGTGTCTAGGTAATCATTCGCAAATAGGACGGCGGGCTTACCATTGACCGTGTGTATCGTTCCAGCGCTAGCAATTTCTGGTTGCAAGCTTAGCGTGCTTTGACTTGCATCAAGACCGTTGCCTGACTGATCATACCAAGTCGAAATTGTGCCGTTGCCACTACCAATGTGTGTTGCAAGCGTTGACGTGTCCAATTCACCGTTGCTGTCAAAACCAATGTCCAACAATGTGCCGCTGCTGTTTCTGACTTCAATAGCATTGCCAGTGTAGTTGCTGCTCAATTTGCGCACGCTGTACGCGGCTTGTGCGTTTGAATAATTTTCTAACAGTCCACCTGTAACTTCTTCCTTGTAGGTGATAATGAACGACTTTTTTGGGCTGCCTTGCTCAGCTACGTGCTGGTTGATTAGGTCAATAGCTTCACGAAGTGTAGCGTTTTTATTTGGTCTGTACGACGCTTGTATCTGTTGCCACGATGCTGAGTTGTCGGCGCGTCCGTCATCGGACATGTAAATGGTCCGTTGAATGTCGCTGCCTGCTGGTGGCGTATTGCCTTGAAATTCAAAATACACACCTTTGCTTGGTCCAATGTGTGTGATATATCCCTCCATAGTCTCAGATCCAATGATTGCTGACCAGTTACCTTGAAAGGCATCAGCGGCGTCACCGTTAAAATCAAAGCCAGACGTGAAGCCCACGCCAAACGTGCCACCTTCACCAAGGCCAGGGCCTGGATCTGGCAACGGACTCTTGCCAAAACCTTTCGTTGTGGTTGTTGTCTGCGCTTGTCCATCCGTTGCCACCTTGTGCAATGTAACCTCTACCTCTGCAGGCGTGCTAACAAGGCGGTAATTGATGCACTGGTAAATGTCGGTCGTGTCGTCGTCAATGAACATGTAGAACGGCGCTGGTGCCACACCATTACCACGCATGACAATGTTGCCACGCTCTACAGCTCGCGGCTTGTAGTGTGCAGCAAGCACCTCGCGTACGCCTACCTGGTTGCACTCTGCGTCGTAGTCGTATCGTTGTGTGCTCCAGTTTGTGCTGGTTTCAAATACACTAGGGCTGGTTTCAACCATGATGCCGCCAACGTTTTGGTGCAGCTCACCAATGTAAGTTTTGCCTAGGTCGATGCTGCCACGTCCAAAAGAACTGTTGGCTACAACGTCGTAGTTAGGTGCTGGCTCCACTGTGTCGCTGCCGTAGGTAAAATAAAGCGCGTATGTTTGCGTGTCGATTGTGTCCTGCAGCGCTTGGCTATAGTTTCCATCACGATCGTAGCACAGAATGGATGCTGTCACCTGCACAGCCGTAAGGTCAGTAGGCACTGAAGGCAACTGCAGGTTAAAAAACATCTGTTGCGCGTTGTCCTCGTTTGCGTCAAAAATGCAGTTTTGAAAGTCTGTGTCGTGCCAGTAATAGTAACCTGAGCTGTTGCTGTATTCACCCTCGGTAATGTTTAGAGGTGTGAAGACCATGCTGTTGCCGTCAACTGAGATGCTAGGCAATGACCAACTAAACAACCCTTGAGGCTGTGCGCTGATTGTGTTTTGATAGTATTGATAGTTGCCAGCGGATGTGCCAAAGCGAATGTTTAACTGCAGCACGTAACGTCCCAGGCGGTCGTCATTCAGGATGCCCACAGTTGGGTTGAGTGCTGAACGCTCAACAAGGATGTTGCCGTACAAAATGTAGCCGCTATCGCCAGTGGTAAAGTTGATTGTGTTGCCACTGATTGCGCTGCCTCCTGCAATCTGCGTTTGACCTAAAACAATAGAACCGTTGTTGGTGTCCCTGGTGATTGTGACCTCGTTGATTGCTGGCGTAAACGTATAGGTCCACTCGTTGCCCTTCTGTTTCTCGTTGTTTAGGGTGTCAACTTGGAAGTTAAATTGTTCGACTAGCGTAATGCCTGATGCGTACACGCCCGACCAGTTGAGCACGTTACCTCTCAGTGATGGCTCTTGGTTGTAGCAAGGCATCAGCCACCAACCTTGTTCGTGGTAATACAATCGCAGCAACAACGTTTTGCAGATGCTCTCTAGCAAATCGTAGCAATTGATGTATTCAATTTCGTCGTCGTCGTTTGTGTAGCTGAAAAATTGCGGACTCAACTTCATCCGACGCGTCAAGGCTAGCTGTGAACCTGAAGGTGTCGTGGTTACGCTCCAGATGTCTTGGCTGTACATGTCATCACACACAGCCAAGCGCCGCTCAGCACCACTAAAGTTGCCGTTGGCATAGTTGTAGCTAACCCATTTTTCTTGAATGTTGGTCAGTACATCGTCGAAAATCTTTTGGTCCGTCGTGTACTCAACGCCAGCGTTGTTGTAGTCAATAGTCTTGAGCAAGCTTATGCCGTCGCTAGCAACAATGCGACACGCACGCGCCGCGCTTGTTTCCTGCAGCTGTACTTCGTCAATCAGAATGGGACCAAACCATGACTTGTCGCCGTTCCTGTAGACTTGCATAAACCAGGTGCCGTCTTCTGCGTCAACCATTGCCGCAATCATGTCGTCTAGTTCAGTCGCCACGTCGGGCGGCCAAATCGTTTCAACCTCACAACGTGAATGCACAATGCCTGGCACCAGGATGTCGTCCTCTGGACTTTCGTAGATCAGCTGCACGCCAGCAGGCCCAACCTCAAATTTGTGGTTGTTGCTCTGGGCTACGTCATTGCGCAGAATTTCAATCTGCCAGTTGTCGTCATTGAGTGAATAGATAGTATCACTCGTTGCGTATCTAACCCAGGCCATCAGCTGTAGCGGTTGCGTTTGAATCCAGAGCGGCTGTTGCTAAGGAAGATGTCGTTGCCGCTGATGCGACCAAAGACCTCTACTTGGCTGCCACCCATCATGTCCTTCAATTTACTCAATGGCGAGATAACCTCAGGGTCAATCGCTGCGTTTCTGTTGTCACCGACAATGGCCATAGTAGGACCGCTGGCAAGGCCACCTTCAGCCAGTGCTGGGATAGGTATCTTGTTAATCAGTGCCATACCTGCGCCAATCATACCAGCCATCACAAATGGATATGCTGGGCCTGTGCCTGCTGCGGCCTCAGCTGAGTTTGCAATGACGCGAGTCTTAGCTTCTGCTAGGTAGGCAATGATCACACCTTTGATTGCTTCGACCGCAAAACCTGCAAAGCTTTGAGCGCTTGACGCTGCGTTAGTAAAAGCGTTAACCATAGCCACGCCCATTTGATTAACCTGTGTTGTCAGCTGTACGCTTTGCACTTCCGTATTGGTCAACATACGGAATAGGTCGTCAAGGGTGCCCTTTGCCTTTAGATTTTCGGCGCTAAAGTCCGTAATCGCGTGCGCCGCCTCGTTAATGTGAAAAGTTAGGTTGTCGTACTTCTCTGCAGTTGTGTCTACTGTTTCTCCGTTCGAGTCAAAAGTTTGTCCTACCTTTTCAATCTTATTTCCGTTTTCGTCAACGGTTGTTCCCACAGTACGAAACGTTTCCTCGAACTTGAGCAACTCATTTGACATTCTTTCAATGTCTGCCTCTGTTGCTTGAATTTTGCCGCCTAAAACGTTAAACGTTTCAATATCAAAAGCAGCAAAAAAACTTTCAGCCGATGCTTCTGCGGCTTCATGAACGCTAATTATACCGTCCATGTTTTTGTCATACTTAGCTAAGATTTCAGCGCGCTTTTGTTCTAGGTTCAAAAGGTCACGCTGACGATCTGCGATTGCCTTTAGCTGTTCCTGTTGTGCTTCCTGCACAGCAATTTGCCTAGCGTTTTCTTTAATGCTGCGCGTGTACTCCTGTGTTGCAGCAGTCAAATCCTGAACCGTAACCGTTGCATCTTTAAGGTCGCCGTAGTATTGTGGGCTGATATTGCGCAATGTGCGAAGGATGCTTTCCTTGCGCTCCAGCTCTGTGTTCTCTTTGCCGTATTCAGTGACCAACACACGAACATCGGCAATGCTTTTTGCTGCTGCTTTGTTTGCTTCCCGTTGTGTTTTGTTTAGTCGGTCCTGTATGGTTGTGGTTTCCTTGCGAAGGGTGGCAAAGGTTGTAATCAATCCAGCAACTGCCGCAACAGCAATACCCACACCGCCGCCGCCAATGATTGACATGATTGCTTTTAATTGTGTTGTCAGTTGTGGCAACACTGCAATGACTGGACCAATGGCCGCAGACAACAACCCAAAGTTTACGATTAGTCCTTTAATGTCCGGATCAAGTCTAGTAAAACCTTGTGCAGCTCCAGTAACCTTGTCTAATGCTGCTGTGATTTTGGGCAAAATGTCGTTGGCTAGACTAGCGCCAGCAAGTTTTAAATTGTCAATTGCAGTGCTTAATTTTCCTGCTGCTGTTTGGCTTAGTCGCTTCATAGCGCCCTCAGCAAAACCGCCCGCCTCAGCAAATGATTTCAGTGTGGCATTAAATTGTTTTATACTGACTGCGCCCGCACCAAGCTTTGACGCTGGCAAACCTGTGGCCTCGGCAAGCGCTGTAAAAATTGGGATATTACGCTCGGCCAGTTGATTGAGGTTTTCTAGCTCGACTTTACCCTTGGCTTGAACCTTAGCGAAAATGGCTGCAATCTCGTCAATGCTGCTGCCGCTGGTCGCTGCGATGTCGCCAAGAAATTGCAGCTGCGTATTGACCTGGCTTATATCGGTCCCTGCTGCAATGAGTTGCCGCGCTGCCTTACCTACTGCCTCAAGCTGGAACGGCGTCTCAGCTGTGAACTTGTTTAGATCAGCAACCATGTCGCGCGCTTGCTTGGCGCCACCTGTCAAGCTAATGAACGACGTTTCTAACGTCTCTAGGTCTGCAGCACTTTTGACGGCTGCAGCACCGAGCGCTGCCAATGGCAACGTAATGCTTCGCGTCAAGTTTTGACCGAGTTGTGTAATGTTGCTGGTCATGCCGCGCACCTCGCGCTGCACTTTGCCAAGCTGCTTGTTTAGATCTCGCGTGTCAGCGCCAATCTTAACTACCAAGTCACCCAGTGATGCCATTGTCTTTTGTTGCTAGTGCTTTCAATGTAGCCCAGCCCTTGCTAGGGTTGGCCTTTTTCTTTTGCTCCCAAGGGAAAGTAGCAAGGTCTTTTGGCTTGACGCTTGCACCTTTCTTCGTGTGCACATTAAGCAGCAACGCCGTCTGCCACCGCGTACGTTCCCAGTCAGCGCGTTGCGCCTGTTCTAGAAATTTGTAGCGACCGCGTACGGCGTTGCCAAACTCTCTGAAGGTGAGATCGTAGAGACAATCAGGCGTTAGGCCTAACAGCCCAATGCCCAATTGTTCTACTTCGTCCCATTCAAGTGGTGCGTCGTCGTCGTCAGCTCGGTTTTTTTTTCGCCGTCTGGTGACATTGACTCTTTCATCACCTTCATAATAGCAGGCAAATCGCCTACCTCAATCAATCCCAGAAAATCGTCCACCGACATTTCAAACGTCATGTTCTGCTTACGGCAACCTTCAGCAACAAAGTAGTACAGCAGCTCAGGCATGGCCGTCACATCTTCGCTGTCTATCTTGCTAACCTTAAGTCCAGTTGCGTTTTCGAATTCACGCCAGGCACGCATGCTTGCGCGCACTGGAAACGTTTGTTTGTCGAGGGTGATTGTCATTAAGCGATTGTTTCGTAAACGATGGCGCTCACGCACTCCATAGTGCAAGTAAACGCGGCGTTGTCTTCAGTACCTGCTGAGAGTTCCAAGTTAGTCACGTACGCGTCAAACGACAAGCGGTGGTCGCCAGTGTTTTCTGCTGATCCGTCAAAGTCGTACGACGTCACCTTGACAGCTTGCTTAGTACCTGCGTTGTACGCTGTCATCAACTCGCTGAAGCCCTGGGTTGCATCGTCTGCATAGAAGGCGCTGAAGTTAATAGACAACGACTTGAGGCCAGGCAAGATGGCGCGATAGCCAGCGTTGTTTTTGGTCGTGGTGTCGCGCGTGTCAGTCTGGATAGATGCGCTGAGGTCGGTTACATTGTCGACGACAACGTACGTGGGTGTGGCTCCAGCGTCACCGAACATGACGGTGATCTGGCTGCCATTCATAATACCTGTGGTCTGTGCCATTGTTATTCGTTGTTAGATGGTTTTTTGCGGTCTGCAATAATTGTGTTAATCAAAAGGTCGAGGTAGCCAAATACCTTGTTGTCCTTTTCGGTTGGTGTAAGATTGACGATAACCTTAACCAAAGCGAGAGTGGCAAGCGTCAGCTCAGCCCAGTTGTCTAGAATGAAATTCATTTCTTAATTCTCATTGTATAGTCTTGGATAGCAACGTAAGTATTGCGGTCCTGGTTGACTTCAGTTACTTCGTTTGTGTACATCATGCTTTGGACGTCAATCTCTTTGCCCAAGTCGGTGTTCACGTAATCAGCGCGGTCAAATACTTTGCGCACAATGTCCGCCAATGTCATGCAGCTGCCATACGTTCTATCCACGCTAAACAGCTCAATCTGCGCCTCGTCGACGACAGTCTCTCCTTTGGTTTCCACAGGCGAGTTGCCGACAACGCTGTACACGATGTAAGGCATGGCCGCACCTTCTGGCGCGCTCTCAGGATAGATGCGCGTGCCAACCAAGTTTGTGATCGCGGCCTTGTTGCTTAAAATAGCGTATATGGCAATCCCTGCTTTCATCGCATAAACCTTTGAAATTCTTTTTGCAGCAAGCGGTTGCGCAGGTTGACCATGCGCTGACGCGTTGCTTTCTGTGTGCGTGTAAACACGCCTTTGTTGCGGCCGTCACCAAACCCAGCGCCCTGATCTACGATTGCAGAATACCAACCGTCCTGTCTGTTTGTCTTGGTGCTGCGTCCACGTCGTCCGCCTTTAGACTTCGGACCAGCGTAGGTTATGACCTTGTTGCGACGTTGAAACACTTTGATGCTGCGTCGCAGTGTGCCGCGCTTAATAATTTGCTTCAGTTGTCCTGGCTTGCTTTTGCGTCCAGGGCCGCCACCAGTGCGCTCATAGACTTTGATGTCTGTCTCTGAGTCTTGGATATTGGCCAACAGCGCCGTGGTGTAAACTTTACCCACGCGTTCGTTGATGGCCTTTAGGCGTGCGGCGTCCTTGACGCTCCAACGCGCTGCGCGCTGGATGCGCTTCTCTAGTTCCTTTTGGCCTTTGACGTCAAGCTTTAACATTACTCAGACTTTACGCGTTCAGTAATGAAGTGCAGCTCGTTGTTGCGGCCTACCTCTTGCACGGCAATGATGTTGTACATGTCCGTCTTGTAGCGGATGCTGTACTTAGGCGTCACGGCACGCGTCGTCGTGCTGCTGCGCACGCGCCACGTAACGCGGTTGATTGTGCTCTCCTGTTCCTGGATCACGGCGCCGCTGGCGCTCTTGTTGTCGAGGGCCGCCCACACAGTCGCGTAGTCAGTAGTGTCGCCCGTCACCTCGCCGTATTCATTGCGTGAGGTTGCAGGCGCTACAAACGTGATGCGTCTATCTAGGTAGCCGATGTTCATTGCCGCATATCAATGATGCGCTGTGAGCTAAGCAAAGCTTCCACAGCAAATGGAATGGACGTAGCAATTGTGCCTGTCACAACAGTGCGGCGGTTTTCATACCAGTGGCCCACAAGCAAACGCACGGCGTGCTTCACCTCGTTTGTTGGTGCCTCACCTACAGCAGCAACAACGCGCACGGGTTGGCTGTTGTAGTCCTCCACGTCTGGCACGTCGTGGAAGTAGATGCGGATTGGGTTTTGCCCAGGCCGATCGTAGTAATACTTTGACGCGTCTAGCGTCTGTTCAAAGCCCGTCGTGTCGTCGTAAAGTACAGACGTAATCGAAGTGACTGGGCCGTAAGCAAGTGAGGCGCTGCGGAAGCTGCTGAGGTAGAAAGTAGCGCTCAGGCCTGTAGCAAACTTGCGGTTGCAGTAGTTCTCGCACCACGTAATCGCAGCGTCGGCCAATGCCGTGATAACGTCGTCCTCGTCGTCGTGATCAACGCGCAGAAACAACTTCAGGTCGTCCAACGTGAAAAAGTCAGACAGTCTGGAATGTGCTGGTCGTGCTACAAACATGGTTAGAGGGAAAAAAGGAAGCCCAGCCCTATTGCCGAGCTTCCCGTTAGTTTAGTTGTTATTATGGTGCTGGCTCAACGTCAGTGCAGATGCTGATTGCAGCTGCGTTGGTGACGTCGCAGTCGTAGTAACGGTTCAAGTGGATGTTCATTTCACCGCTAACAGCCAAAGCTCCAGCGCGATCAACGAAGATGTCCAAACCGCCAAAGAGCGCCATCACTGCTGATTGAGCAAAGTTTGCAAAAATCAACTGGCCAGTGTTGCCGCCTCCAGTGTCGGCCACGTGTGGCGTCTTAAAGTAGTTGTAACCTGCAAAGCTTCCGCCCTCGTGCAACGCTGAAACGCTGCTCACTGCAGCAACGCTACGTGACAACTCCAACGCCTTTGGAGAGAACACCCACACGGCGCCGTTCAAGTCAGCGTAATTAGCCAACAAGTCCTTCTCCATAGTGTAAACCAAGTCGTTCGTAAAGTCCGTTGCGCCTGTTCCAGTGCTGTTATCAGTAACTCCAGACGCACCCAAAATAGTTGCAAAAAATGCTGAATCGATGCGCTGGTTAATACCATTGTTCAACTGGCGTGCGATGTACTCATCTACGTTTCCGCCTTGCAACATCAATTGTTGCGTGAGCTGAGTGTAGTAAGACGCACGACGTGGTGACAACGTGACGCTGCCCATTTCCAAACCTGAGGTCGAGTTGTTGCCGCCCTCAGTAATGTCAGCAGCCAAAGATGGCTTTGTTGTTGTTGTTGGGAAAATGAGGTTGCCAGTAGCGCCAGTGATCACAGTTGTACCAACTTGCTCGGCCACTGAAGGCGCCCAAAGAGCGTCAACGCCTGACTGCACCAAAGTTGGAACAAAGGCAGAACCTGATCCGGTGGTGGCTGCGTGTTCGTCAGCGTCACCCAAAGCACGCTTCTGCGCCTTTTGTGGGACACCCACGTTACCAGTCATCATTACGCCTGACTTGCCTGCTTCCTCGCGTGTTTCTTGCAACCACTCGGCTTCGGCTCCTTCCAGTGCTTTGCCTTCGTAAGCGGACAAGATAGCGCGAGACAAAGAAAAGCGACGGTTTACGCGGTCGATTTCTTTTTGCTCCGATTGTGCCGTGGCGCCCATTTGTGCGCTGCGTGCAATCATTTCCTCCTGTGCTTTGCGGCGCTTCATACGCTCGTCCAAGCTTTCAATTTCGGTTTCCAAGTAATCGCAGCGGCTGCGTTCCTCGGCTGTCAATTCGCGGCCTTCCTTGTCGGCTGCTTCAACCAGGGCTACGTGCTCTTCGTAGTGCTTAGAGCGCAGACCCTTCATGTCGTTGATTGTCATAGTCTTAAAAGATTTGTGTTTGCTTTCGCGTTTGTCTGTATTGTTTTCAAGAGCTGGCGCTGTTGTTTCGGCCACTGCTTGTTCAGGTTCAGGCATTAGATCACGGGCCTGCACCGTGGCGGCTGCGTATGCTGGATATGTCACTGGTGACACGTCCAACAATTGCCGCACCTTGTCCACGCTTCTAACGGTGCGCTCTTCGTTCCAGCTCTGCTTGTCGATTGTAAAGGCAAACGAAGATTGTGAAATGTCACCGCGTTTCACGCTTTCATAAAAGTCCTTGGCGTACTGCTGATCGCCAAGCTTTACTCTGTACTTGAGGCCGCGCTCGTCCACGCTCAATTCAAGCGTGCCGTTAGTGGTGCGTCCCAGAATGAGGTTTGGGTCGTGGTTGATAAGTGCGCGGACGTCGTTGTCAAGCACGTCGTCAAATGCGCCTGGTTTGATGACCTCACGGAAGTGTCCGAGGTCGGTTTCGCTGTTGTACACTGCAGCGTAACCTTCCAAGGTCATGTCGTCGCCTTCAGACTCGCGCACCTCAATGGTGCCAATCGTCCGCTTTTCGGCGTCCTTATGCTGTTGGTTGTCCTCCATCAGATGATACTTTGTCGCTGTACTCGCCGAGGCGGTCCAACGCGATGTTGTTTAGTTGAATTGTATGCTGGTCACCGCCCTCTACTGGGTTCATGTTTTCCTTGCGGCGCACCTCGTTGATTGACATTACGCCAGTCTGCAACATCTCGCGGTAAAAGCTGCTGCGTGCGCTTAGGTCGCCGCGGTACAGGTCGTTCATATTAAACTGGCTGTAGATGTCTGGGCGCTCAAAGCTTTGAATCAGCTTCCGGTCAATCTCTTGCTCAATGCGCTTGGCCCAAGGGCTGATTGTGTGACGCGCAAACTGCAGGTTCTGCTGCTCAACGTTGTTGTATGTGGTTTGGGAAGGGAGCTGCACCAATGATGGCGGCACGCTGTAGATGCGGCAAATTTCCTCCGCTTGAAACTTGCGCGTCTCAATAAACTGCGCCTCGTCTGGTGTGATTGTAATGCGCTGGTATTTGAAGCCAAAGGGCAACAGCTTAGTACCTGCGTTCATTGCGCTCTGGTTCCAGCTGTTTTGAATGACGTCCATTTGTTCTTTGCGCAGTGGCTGATCACTAGCCAGTACGCCTGTCATCTGTCCTTTTTGGCCGAAGTATTCGCTGCCAAAGTCCTGCGCCGCCTTGGCCAGTCCCATGTTTTCGCGGTGCAAGCGAATTGGCGACATGCGGAACATGTTGCAAATCTCTAGCATATTCTCAGGCATAACCACGCCAATGCCGTCAACCTTGTAATACTTCTCGCCTCCTTTCTCTCTTAGCTCAACGTCTGAGTAGTGTACTAGGTGCATGCCTGTGGCGTAACCACGGTTGTCACGATCAATGACGGCGTAACCGCATCCGTACATCAACGCAGACGCTACAATCGTTTCCCAAAATTCGTAGGCCGTATTCTCTAGGTTTGGATTGTTGACGACGCCGTACGCTGGGTGCATGTTGGCCAGGTCTGTCTCGCGACCATTACGCGTGTAGACTTCTAAACCCAGCCCAGCAATTGTGCTGGCAATTTTGTAGATGCAAGCGTACACTGTGCTAATCGACAAAGCTGTCTGCTCCGAAACCGCAACGCCTGCAGTTACACGCGGGAACATTTCAAAATGCTGCGAGACCGTCGTGTCCTGGTAAGTCGCGCCAGACCGTCGGAATAGCGATCGGGCATAGTCTGCAAGTGTGGCCATACGTTGCGAATATCCCTAGAATATAAGACAAATATACCACAATTACAAGTCTACAATGTCCAGAAAAAAGTCGTCCGCCGTCAGTGTGTGGCAGTACTCATTCATCGCAATAATGGAAGCGATCACGCCGTCTACCTTCTTGTTCTCTTGCCGCTCCTTAGTGACGCGTTTGTTTTCGTTTACGTCAGTGTACACCACGGCACAACCCATTTGCCAGCGCATACATCTGTTGCCGCCGTGGATAATCTGGCCTTTCATTGCGGCCATCTCAAATTCCTTCGTTGGCCCGTTCATGGTTGTGATGTTCTGAGCCATTGGCGCCATCGTCACGCCGTCGGCCTCCAGCTCGCTGACAATGTAGGTGCTGAACCTTGGATCGTAGCCGATGCTGCGCACGTCGTACTTGGCGCACTGTTCTGTGATGTAGTCCTTGACAATCCTGTAATCCGTGACGTTGCCTGGCGTTATGCTGATGTCGCCCTCTTGCTCAAACGCCACGTAGTCAATGCCTGCGCTTAGCTTTTTCGTGTACGCTTTCTCAGAGTTGACAAATTGATGCACAAGCAAATAAAAACAATCGTTGCTATCGTCACGGAACAGCAGTGCAAATGCTGTGAGGTCTTGAGTGCTCGCAAGGTCAAGGCCGCCGTAGCAAGGCAGTGTGTGTAGGCGATCATGTGGTATTGGTTTGTTGCCCTTCATCCAAATGTCATCAGGTATCCACGCGGTTTCTGCTGACGTCCAAATGTTTAGGTGTAAGCGCAGGAAGCTGTTGACCATTGACGGATTCGCCTTGGCATTCTGTACAGCTTGGTCAAAGTATGACTTGTGGCAAATGGTGCCGTAACCAGGGTTGGCCTTGCGCCATGTTTCTTCTTTAGTCCAGTCGTCGTCGGCATCGGCTGCGTACAGCACAGGCAAAAACGTGTCGTCCTCGACAATGCCGTCCTTGACTTGCTGCGCGTACTCGTGGATTTCGTAGCAGATGCTAGCGCGGTCGTGGCCTGCTGTAGTCAGTGCCATAATCAGTGGCTGGCGTCGGGCGCCTGTCGAGGTAGTCAGCACATCCCACAAGTCGCGGTTGGGTTGTGTGTGCAGCTCGTCAAATATCACAGCGTGGCAATTTAGACCGTGCTTGGTGTACGCCTCGGCGCTGATGCTTTTATACCAGCTGCTTTTGTAGTAAACAACGTTGCGCAGCACCTTGGCTCGGCTTCGCAGATGCGCGTTGTTGTTTATCATTTCCTGGGCGATGTTAAAGACAATGTTTGCTTGCCCGCGATCGCCAGCCGCACTGATAACCTCGGCGCCACGCTCGCCATCGGCAAACAACATGTAAAGTGCAATGGCTGCGCTTAGATTCGACTTGCCATTCTTG